GGGTTATCCGGGCACGCATGTGTATGGTGCGAATCAAAGTCTCAAGGTGGATCCGGCGGCGCTCTCGACATCGTTGTTCGTTAGAAAGGATGTTAGCGATGTTCTCGGTGTGGGCACGGATCATCCGGGTATTTATGCCGATCTTTCTGCCGCTACTGCGGCGACCATCAACCAGCTCCGTCAGAGTTTCCAGATACAAAAGCTGCTCGAGCGGGACGCGCGTGGTGGTACTCGTTACACTGAAATCGTCCGGTCGCATTTTGGTGTGGTATCTCCCGATGGACGCTTGCAGCGTCCGGAATATTTGGGCGGCGGCTCGACGGTCGTGACGGTGAATCCGATTGCGCAAACATCGGGTACGGGTGCGTCTGGCACGACTACGCCGATGGGCACGCTCGGGGCGATGGGGACGTCCGTGGCTTCTGGTCATGGGTTCTCGCAGTCGTTTACGGAGCATGGCGTCGTGATCGGTTTGGTGTCCGTGCGCGCTGATCTGACCTACCAACAGGGGCTGCGGCGGTTCTGGTCGCGTTCGACGCGCTATGACTTCTACTTCCCGGCCTTCGCCAACCTGGGCGAGCAGACGATTCTCAACAAGGAAATCTACGCACGCGGTGACGCGAACGATGATGCTGTGTTCGGCTATCAGGAGCGGTGGGCCGAGTATCGCTATCACCCGGCGATGATCACGGGGCTGTTCCGCTCGACCGCTTCGGGCACGTTGGATGCGTGGCATCTGGCGCAAAAATTCACGACTCTGCCGGCGCTCAATGCGACGTTCATACAGGACACGCCGCCGTTGTCGCGCGTGCTTGCGGTGGGTTCCGGCGCGAACGGTCAGCAGCTGCTGTTCGATTCGTTCTTCCGCATTCGTGCGGTGCGGCCGCTGCCGATGTACTCGGTTCCGGGTCTGATTGATCACTTCTGATCATGGGCCTGTTTTCCGGGATACCCATCCTCGGGGATATCGCCGACGCGGTCGGCGGTATCTTCGATCCGGTCTTGGGTGCGATTTCCACGGGTATGGATTGGCTTGGCGGTGCGCTCGACAAAGCGTCGACTGTCGCTCAGCCTTACCAGCCGATGATTTCCGGCGCGACCTCTGCTCTGGCGACGATGTCTGGGCAGGAGGCTGCGAACGAGACCAATATCCAGCTTGCGCGCGAGAACAATGCGTTTAACGCTCAGCAAGCGGCGACGAATCGGGATTTTCAACAAGAGTCGGCCGACAAGGCGATGCGCTTTGCTGCGGGTGAAACCGCGGTTAATCGGTCGTTTCAAGAGCTCTCGCAGGATCGTCAAATGCGTTTTCAGGAGCGGATGGCGAACACGTCTTATCAGCGTGCGATACAGGACATGCGCGCGGCGGGTCTCAATCCGATGTTGGCGTACATGCGCGGTGGCGCTGATTCTCCCGGCGGCGCGGGTGCTTCTGGTAGTGCGGCGAGCGGGACGTCTGCTGGTGGCTCGATGGCGTCGGGCTCTCTGACTCATGTGCAAAATGCGATGGCCGGGGGCGTAGCGTCGGCGGCGGCGACGGCGCGCATGGGTCTCGACCTGGAGCGCATGTCGCTCGAGAACGAAAATCTCAAACGTCAAGGTCAACTGATTGATGCTCAAGCGCGTGCACAGAACACGCAGGCCGGCGTTAATTTCGAGACGGCTCGACGTGGTGATTTCGCTCGGGAAAAGCTTTTTTATGAGATTGGTGTAGCGCGTGAGGAGGTCGGTGTGAAATGGCATGAGGCGCGTCGGTTGGAAAGGGAGACCGATCGGCTGATTTTTTACACGCGCGAGATACAGCCAATCGAAAAGCGAATCAGGGAGCTCGAGGCGGAATTGCGCGCCTTTGAAATTCCGCGTGCATCAAATGCGGCGCAGGTTGCGCGCTCTAAAGCAGGCATGGTGGGAGCCTACGGGCGCGAGCTCGAGTCGGCGGCCCGTTCGGCGTCGGAGCTCGGTATCAAACTTCCTTCTTTCAACATCTGGTCTCGGAGGTAACAATGAAACTGCGGTCGATGTACAACTATGACGTGAATGCGGCCTCGGATGAGGCGGGTCTTGATTGTTCGGTGGAAAAGTCGCTCACTCGGCAGGAGTTCCGCGAAGAGTGCGACATCAATACGATCCTGCGGCGGTTCGGCATTACCGGCCAGTTGCCGGAGAATGTTCGGATGCCGACCTACGGTGATTTCGTCGGCGTGCGGGATTTTCAGACTGCGATGAATGCGGTTGCGTCGGCGCGGGAGTCGTTCGACGCGATGCCGGCGCACGTGCGGTCGCGTTTCGGCAATGATCCGGGGGCCTTCGTCGATTTCTGTTCGGACGTAAATAATCTCGAGGAAGCGCGTAGGCTCGGTCTGGCGGTCCCTGCGGAAGCCCAGGCTACCCCCCTAGCGGGGGGCGTGGTTCAACGGTCTACGGCCTCTGTACCCGATCCGGCTCCGTCCGGCACCATTACTAATACTTGATGTAATGGTGCTAGGTGACAACACTTCCGCCGTTTTTGCCTTAGGGCAATTCGGCGGGGGGTATGGGGGTTTACCCCCATGTCGGCGAGCGGTACGCTCGTCCTCGTCTTCCCGTCGGTCCCTTACTTACCCTTTTGGAGAGCAAATGCGACCCTCATACCGTGGTTCAGTGAAAAAAGGCAAGTCCGCCCGCCAGTTCCGGAAATCTGCCGGACGTACTCGCGGTGCGAACGTCCGTCCGATGCGCGGTGGTATTCGCTTCTGATCGTGGCGTGCTATCACCCACTCTCGGCCTATCGGCTCGGGAGTGGCGATGTGGTGTTCACGGAGCGCGGCGACGTGATCGAGTCTCTCTCTTTACCGTGCGGTCGATGCATTGGGTGCCGGTTGGAGCGTGTGCGACAGTGGAGCTGCCGCATCGTGCATGAGGCTAAACTCTACGAGTCCAATTCCTTTGTGACTCTGACCTATGCTAATTCTCCTGTCTCTCTTCAATATCGTGATGTTCAACTGTTCCTGAAACGTCTACGTGCGCGATTTAAACGTGCGCGTATTCGCTTCTTCTGTTCTGGTGAGTACGGCGGCCAATTTGGCCGTCCTCACTATCACGTGATCCTCTTCAACTTTTGGCCTCCTGATGCCGTGCGGCCTACTCTGCATTCCCGGCTCTATACATCTACGTTGCTCGACCAGCTTTGGGGTCTTGGTGGAACTAGCGTTGGCGCGGTGACGCCTGAATCTGCCTCATACGTGGCGGGATACTGCATTGCGAAGATGACCGGCGATGTGGCGGTGGCTCATTACCGCATGACGGATTGGGAAACGGGGGAGACGGTGGATCGTCTGCCGGAGTTCGCCCACATGTCTCTGCGTCCCGGGATCGGTGCTGGATGGTTGGACAAGTTCAAGAACGATGTGTATCCGGCGGGTACGGTGGTCGTGAAAGGGCGGGAAGCGAAAGCGCCCCGTTATTACGACAAAAAATTTGCTGCGTTGGAACCGGAGGAATTTGAGTTTCTCAAGCTCGAACGGCTTGAGGTGGCGCGTCGGTTGTGTGGCGACTCGACTGAGGAGCGTCTGTTGGTGCGTGAAAAGGTCGCTCTGGGTGCTTATCAATCAAAAAAAGGAGCTGTCAAATGAGAGTGGTTGTGTGTTCTGTCTATGATCACAAGATGGGAGCGTTCGGTCGTGCTCAAACGTTCAACACGATCGGCGTTGCGGTGCGCGCGTTCGAGGATGCTTGCAAGGCGAGCGACTCGCCTTTCGCGGCGCATCCGGAGGATTTCGATCTGCATCAGGTCGGGGACTTCGACGACACGACAGGCGAGCTCACGCGGAATAACGCGGGGGTCATCGCGCGTGCGGTCGACTACATCAAAAGGGGTGAGTGACCATGTTCCGCAACAAATCGGTGGACGTGCATCAATTCGCAATGGTGCCTCGCGCGGACGTTCCGCGCAGTCGGTTCGATATCGAGACCACGCATAAGACCGCGTTCGACGCGGGGTACTTGGTTCCGGTGTTCGTCGATGAAGTGCTGCCCGGCGACTCGTTCAGAATGAGCATGACGGCATTTTGTCGGCTGGCGACGCCGCTCTATCCGGTGATGGACAACATGCATCTCGACAGCTTTTTCTTTTTCGTGCCGTATCGGTTGATCTGGCAGAACTGGAAGAAGTTTATGGGGGAGCAGGCGAATCCGGGCGATTCAATCTCCTATACTGTCCCTCAAATGGTGAGCAAGGCGAGCGGCTATGACATTGGATCTCTCCACGATTATTTCGGGCTTCCCACTGTTGGCCAAGTTGGCGGCGGCAATACGATTTCGCATTCTTCGCTTCCGCTGCGGGCGTACAACCTCATCTATAACGAGTGGTTCCGGGACGAAAACCTGCAGAACTCGGTGGTGGTTGACGTGGACGATGGGCCTGATGTCTATACGGATTACTCTCTTCTTCGTCGTGGAAAACGGCATGACTACTTCACCAGTGCGCTCCCGTGGCCGCAGAAAGGTTCGTCGGTGGCATTGCCGTTGGGGACTGTGGCGCCGGTGAAAGGCTTGGCGGTTTCGGCGTCGGTTGGCTATACCGAGGGTTCGACCAACGTGTTCGAGTCGGGTTATCCGGGCACGCATGTGTATGGTGCGAATCAAAGTCTCAAGGTGGATCCGGCGGCGCTCTCGACATCGTTGTTCGTTAGAAAGGATGTTAGCGATGTTCTCGGTGTGGGCACGGAT